TGCAGCCTGACAGTGTGATTTGGACTGCCAAAGGCACTAGAAAAGACTTGCCAAGTTTTATTGACGAGCAGTCAAAATATAGTTTCGAATAGCCGCCCATAGTTTGCCACCGACTACTTCTTGATTGCTCCAGTGTATGTTGGCAATGCGTTCAAGCCACTCGGTTCGATCGGGCATGGTGGGATTTTCAATCTCATCCAAGCTGGTAAACGCTGTGCCTGCTGCCCAACTATGCACAGGGTCATGCACATACACAGGTATGCCTTCAATGGCAGCAACCACATTTGGTGTGGAATTGTAGCCCACTGCGGCCCAGCAATCGATCAAGTCTTCTCGGATGTTTTCGGCATGACTGATTTCAACACTTGACCCATAACGCTGTTTTAGTCTGGTAATCTGTTGCTCTCGGGTGCCGTCTCCGGGATGCATACGCACTCTTAGTGGTCGGGCCGTGTGTCGTTTTAATCTACCAATTGTTTCATCTAGCCAAGTGTCTTGGCTGTTGCCAAACATGTTCCAACCATGTGGGCGCTGGCACAATAACAATATGTGATCGCCTGTGCTTCTCCAGGGCTTGGCATCAACACCATGCCACTTGCTGTATGTTGCCCACTTGGGTTCAACTGTATCAGAGAAAAAGTAAGTGCCCGAATCAGGGTACACAGTATCCAAACTGTATCTGTGCCATTCATGCTCTTTTCTAGCATAGTGCAAAATATTGCTGTCAACAAAAACTGGTCTGGCTTTTTGTGCTACCAGACTGTCAATGATTTTGCGTCTGTGATTTTGCTCCAGTGTGTAGCCCAAAACAAAACCCACATCCAAGTCTTGCTGTATGGGTCCTTGTTGTCGGTATTCAATGACTTCATCGCTGTGTTGACGAACTCCAGTGGCAAAATTATCCATCAACATGGTTTTGTTTGGAAACTTTGCAGGATTGCTTATGGAGCTGTAAAAAATTCCTACTTTCATATTGCGCTTACGTTCCCTTCGCTCTCGTGCATGTGCCTGCCCATGAGATAATTGTGTATTTGAATATTTACTAGTGCTCGATTGATAGCATTGTCTGCTGGCAAATACCAATCTCTATAGGTCTTGACCAATGCACGACATGCATGCGGCATTATGATGTAGCCCGAAGTACCGGGCATGCTGTAATTTCTCCATGCCATGGGTCTGGGAGTTGATGCAGGTGTTTCCAAATATGTTTTGTATGGTTCTTCTTTCCAGGCCATTTTTCCTATGCTGACAATTAACACATCGTCAAAGTCAACAGGTTTATATCCTCGAAAAAATTTCACATCGTCTTCGAATATTGCAATGGGTTCGTCGAGGTCAATGCAGCGTCTCCACAATCTGTAATGACTGTCAAAGCAACCTTTGACTCCAGGTCGAGATACTTTCCCAATCCAATCGTCGCTCCACTTTATTTTGCGTGCGATTTTTACATCATGTTCTACAAAATAATCTGCTGGCAACAAGTGTCCTATGCTTTGTTCAACTTCTTGCTGTGTTAACTGAACGCCTTTGATACTGTAAGGCCAGAGTTTTCTTTCAGTTTCTTGATATTCAATTTCTGCTTGTTCGCCCGGAGTTCCTTCAAATAATTCTGTATCAAATCCAAACTCACGCAACTCATTCCTCATAGTAGTGGCATGTGCATTACTAAACTCTTGGTTGGGCAAGTGAATAATGAAGGCTTTCAATTTATACCCTTTTGTTCACAGTATTCAGTGAGTATGCGTTCTCTGTGCCATTCATCTCCCTGTGGCGTGGTAGCAAACTCATGGAAGCAGGGTGCGCCAAGTGTGTAATGCAGTAACCGGGCGTCAGGATTTGGCCCGTATTCATCGGGCAACCAGTTCCATTCTCGGGGCAGTTCTCCAATGCAATTGTCTTTTATCCACGTGAAGCGGTGGAGCTCACTGCCGGTGGATTGCTGGACGAACTCGGGGGTAAGTTTCCTGTTAGAAAAGCTAGAACAATTCCACAGAATAACACTAGACCAATTTTTTCGAGGATAGTCTTCATTTTTTGCTCCTAGGTATTTCACGGGCATGCGAGTTTTATAGTCGTGCTTGACTACTTGCACATCCTTGTTAGGATCTTGCAAGTTCCACAATTCAACAATATCACTACGAACAATCATGTCGCCATCAACAAAAATAGCATGACCTGTGTAATCCATCAAGTGCGGCACTAGGAATCGCGAGTAGATAAATTGATTTGATCCGTCTGTGTGCGTTTCTGTGTAGTCTTCAAACAGGTTCAAAGCCAAGGGCACAATGGCCACTGGTTTTGATGCATGTCGTACAATTGAATTAACACATGTATGGTATGCTATGGCTTCTCGAGGATCATATCCAATAAAAATTGGAATGGGCTTCATTTTCGTTCAATGTCCTCTTCCACACAATCTTCGCCATACTGTATTTCGATCAGTTTGAGTGGTTCATCAGTTTCGTTGCACAGTTGATGCCATTCGTTGAGTCGTATCCAGGTAGACTGATGCCTGGCTGGACTTGCCATTAGGTCATAATCTGTGCTGTAAGGGTCCACTGTGTACACTGTGGCTTCGCCTTCGGCCACAAACCAAAACTCTGCACGACGTTCATGGCGTTGCATGCTCAAGCATGTTTTGGGATTTACGGTGAGTTCTTTGAGTTTGACATGTGTGCCTACCTCGTGCAACACCCGATAGTAGCCCCAGGCACGGTCTGTCTTGGGCTTTTTCCAATCTTCGAGGATCCAACTAGAACTGTTCTTTTTATCTTCGCCACCTACACCAAACACAAACTCCACATCGTCAAACACCATTTCGGGAATGTTTTCCTTTGTACGGTCTCCGCCATTGGCAAAAACAATCTCAGCAGCTGGGTATAACATTTTGACATTTTTAATGGCTTCAATGCTAGACCCATCATTGTCATTGAACAATATCACATTGTCCACTACTTTTAACGATTGTATGAGCTTAGTTCGTTCTGTAATAGGCATGAATGGCCTGCCCTTTTTACGAACAAGCCATTCATCAGAATTTACACCAACAATAAGTTGATCACCCAACTGTCGAGCAGCTTCAAAATAAGCAAGGTGACCGGAGTGCAGCGGATCAAATCCACCAGTAACAAGTACAATTTTCATCAGGTATTTACACCTGAATGTCTTCCATGCCTGCAGTTCTTAATCGCACCACGTGACCCATTTGCCACTGCTTGGTGTCTAGGCCTTTCATTACACCCAACCACTTGTTACGCAATAATGCAACTTCGTTGATGATGGTTTCAAAGTCAATCACTTCGTCTTCGCCATCCACGTACTTTTCAGCATCACGTGAGGTCAAGGCACGAGCATAGGCTTCCAAGTACTTTTGGAAATGCTTTCTACGAATTTTGCGAAGCTGAATATTGAGATAATTAAGCACCGCTTCAATCTCTTGTAGTTGATTAAAACGGTGCTCAGTTATACCTGGTAGGGCAGTGATATTCTTTTCTACGATGCCACCGATTTTACAATCTTTTTTGGCATCAACAAGTTCGCGTTCGTAGTGTGCTATAAAATCTGGAATGCTTCCAAGATCAGCAACAACACGACTATACCACATTAATCTTCCCAGTCTTCGTTGTAATCTTCGTCGTAGTCTTCTTCTTCCTCTTCTTCGTCCTCATGATCTTGGTCGTTGTCGAGATAGGCCACAAGGGCCTTTTTAACATCCGAATCGCCTTTGAATGCGTCCCGGATATCCTCAACATCCTCGTCATAGTTAACTAGTGTAGAGATAAGGACTTCTGCGGCTTCAGTGCGATCTACTGTGTTGATATAACGCTTGAGTTCACTCCAAATTTCGCTTGCTACTTCTGAATGCATTTACGCTTCCTCCTGATTGTCATCGACAATACTTACCTCTTCTTTGCGTTTTCCGAATTCTGCCATAACCACATCAAGGCATCCGCCTTCGTTTGATTCCCAAGCTTTGCGGAAATGCTTGATGATCTCACCGTCTAATGTGGTATAAGCCAACCGGTTACCGTCTTTCTTGAGGAAGCCTTTCTTTTCAGCCAAGTCCACAAGACCTGAGTAAGGATTCATACCTGTCTCATAAGGAATTTTCACCTGCACACCTTCAAAGGGTTTGGCATAGCGAGTTTTCATAACCTTGCAAGCACTACGAATACCCATAACGTCAGTTACTTTGTTGCCGTCCTCGTCCTCTTTGAGTTTGAGTTTCTTCATAGCAACAACAATTGAGCTTGCGTAGATAAAACCTTGCCCGCCGCTAATCTTATCGTCAGGATCAAACATGTCTTGGCTGGCATAAGTGTGGTTGGTACAAACCAAACCCACGTTATAACTACCAAACATATTAACACAGTTGCGGACTAGTGCGGTAAGAGCTTTAGGTTTACGCCCAAGGTCACCTTTCAGGTCACCGCTGTCAAACTGGTTGATGTCGGTAGGGGTCAGCAACATTCCGAGGGAGTCGATAACAAAAAGAACTTTGGGCCGTTCTCCGTCGGGCAAGCCTTTGTAATCAGCCATGAACGTAGAGATTGTTTTGGCTACGTCATCGATCATGGCCATTGATAATTTGAGAAGTTTGTTTTCGTTGGTGTCAACACCAAGTGCTTTGAGCCAGTCTTCGTCCAAAGCATTTTCACTGTCAATCAGCACAACAAAGATACCTTGTTCTTGTGCGTTCTTGATAATGTTACCAGAGCAGATATAACTTTTGCCTGCGCCAGATTCACCTGCAAACACAGTGACTTTGCCCAGCGGAATGCCGCGGTTGAAGTCACCACTAATGAGATAGTTCAAGGCATAGTTGCCTGTGGAGACCCAATCAGTTGGGTCGTTGAAGCCAATAGAAAGGCCGTCAATACTTTTTGTAATTTCCTTGCGGAACTTACTTACATCAAATGGTTTTGCCATGTATCACCTATAGAGAATGGAACGCAAGGGTTTCCCCTTGCGTGTGTTCAGTAGTTATTACTGCTTGTTTTGACGAGCGCGAATCATTGCCAAGATGTCTTGGGCATTGCCTGCAGGCTTTGCGGCCTGTACAGGTGCGCTGGCTGCTGGAGCGTCATCGGTGTCAAAAGGAGGATCCTCGTCAACCGCAGCAGGCTTGGCTGCAGGAGCAGGTGCTGCCTTGGCTGCAGGAGCAGGTGTGTCCTCGTCGTTGTTGGATGCAGCGCCGCCAGGTGCTTGAACACCAGCAGGACGGAAGTATTGACCCCAACGCTCGGTGTCGTATGGCTGACCATCAACAGATGCTTCAAACATCTCTTTGATAACCTTGAGCTCAACTTCGCCGGGCTTCTTGGGCAGGAATGTGCTCAAGTCAAACAAGCCATGCTTTTCAATGGCTGCTTGCTCTTCTTCAGTGAGAGCGCTTTCTTTACGTGCCCACTTGCTGCCGTTGTAGTCAGCAAATCCACCTTTTGAACCTTTGCTGATACGGAAGTCCAGGCCACGCAGGTAGTCAGTTGGCAATTCTTCCAACTCGGGGTCCATCAAGGCGCCTTTGATGGTTGTGAAGATCTGAGGACCGATGATGAATCGGCGAATTGGGTTCTCAGGAGTCTTGTCTTCGCTCAAGGGGTTTTCACGCACAAAGCCTTGGAAAATGTAACTGCGCTTTTTCCAGTATTTGCGACCCATTTCTTCAAGGCTCTTGTCCTTGAACCAAGTACGAACTTCTGCCAAGATTGGACAAGCTTCGCCCCACATCTCAACACAAGGTACTTGAACCATAACTTGTTTCGAATCCATTTCGCCTTTGATACCAGCGAAAGGCAAACGAATCATTGCTCGTTCCATCCAGAAGAAAGTGTTTTTGGAGTTACCATCGGGTAGGAAGCGTAGTGTAGCCGATTGGCCTTCTTCCATATTCCAGTGCGGATAAATTGAGTTGTCTCCGCCAGTGGATTGCCCACCTTGTTTGTTTTCTGCTGCCTGTAAACGT